CTAGGCGAATATAGATATAGGGGCATTTTTCTACCATTGACCTCTATCACAATCTCAATTTTATTCCACTTTAGCCTCACATTTGCACCTCGCCATTACCATATTGTTTACACTGCTATATCATAAATTGAGTCGAAGTACTTCATTTGAAGCCATTGACAAAGCCACACAAAGATCGACTTTCAAATGAGCAGCGCGTTTTACAATGCGGATTTTGCTATCTTCACTGTCGATTTTTGCACCTGCATTTAAGACGTGTTCAGTCAATACCGGGTTACCATCATGCCTCAAACGTTTTTCACGAATAAGTATTCGTAAACCAGAATCGGCCGTTAGCCGTTGGCTACCTTGGCTAAAGGCAAAAAACCACGCCACACCCTCTCGCCCTAGCCTGTTAGCCATGTCCTCAAGCTGGTAAGGGTCATAAGCTACCATAACAACGTTATACGCCTCGCAGAGGTGCCTAATCTCTCCCTCAGGCGTATCCCTGTCGTTTGGGTTGTCTGGATTCGTAAAACTGATTTTACCGCCTTTAGGGGGCAACCATCGACGGCTGTACACCACGTCAACACCATCCGTTCCCCATTTCCTTACGCCACACATGGCAAATGAGTCATTGCTTACACCAGCATCTAAGGCCAGTACAATTGTTTGACTCTTGTCCAAGGTTGGCAAATCGGCTTGGCAACTATGCCACCATTCGGGAGGGACGAATGTGTCTGTTGAGCTTGTCCACTGATTGCGATGCACGCGGTTAAATTCGTTAGGTGTCAATACCGCCGCTTCACTGGCATAATATTCGGACGTTTGCCAGGGGCATCGTGGCCTAGTATTCCACAAGCAAAGTAACGGCCCATTAGCATAAACTTCTAAATCGCTTAAGTCATGATACTTGCCTTGTTTGTCGGTATAGCTTAAATCTAATGGCTTGCCCTCTTTTACACCCTGTATGTAGAGTTGCTCCAATATTCTAGCCTCGCCCTGATTCCCGGCGTAAGTTTCAATCCACCTTTGCGAGTAGCCAAACTTCGTTGGTGAAAGTGTCATTTCTGTCCAGAACTGTTCCATCGCTTTATGCTTTGCTGCCCACATCTCAGAGAACACGAGCAAGTCATCATTGCCGCCAGCTTCCCCGCCAGGGTCAACAGGAATGGCCTCAACTACTGAGTTGTTACCCTGTATTGTGGTTTTGTATCGTACCTGCTTTACGGTGTCTACCATGCGGGGATTAAGTTCGATAGCACGGCGCAAATAATAAGCTACCCGACTATCAGCTTGCTTTAGGTCATTAGCGATTATTTTAATGCTTGCCCACTCGCGCAGATGTGCGATGTATAAAGCCATTGCCGCTGCTATTGTAGACTTTGCCGACTTCTTAATGTCAGACCAAACCACAATGCTATAGATAAATTTACCATCTTTGTCTTTTCGTTGGGATTCGCGTAAGACTGCTTTTTGATAAGGCTGGAACTCAATTGGCCCTTTCAGTTCTGGGATGTAGAAATTCTTTTCTATCCACAATACAGGGTCTAACAATTCGGCATGTTTGTTTTGCCGCACTATTTCGCGCAGTTGCCTAAGTTGCAATTCTTCTTTAGCTTCTGGGGACAACAAATCTTCTAAAGCAATCATTTTATACTAGCAATCAATTGGCGCGTCCTGTCATTGTCGCCTAAAGTTTTCAACACCTGTTCGGCCGTTATGTCGCCATTCTTAAGAAACTGCAAAACTTCACTTTCAAGCGGGGATTGTTGAATCTCAAATTTATCCTTCCACATGGCGTAATATTTGCCGTGCAATTCAAGTGCTGATTTAGCATCATGAAATTCATACACTCGCCCATACTTCGTTTCTTTAATGCCTTTAATCAAATGAGCATTGCCATCATTTACCATTTTTTTAATGTCAACCGTCCCATCTTCTTTTACATAATCAGCATGGGCAGATTGTCCCATTTCAGCAAGTCTAGCAAGTATTTCTTCTGTGCTTAAGATTCTAGCCTTAAGTGTCGATTTGATTGCAGCCGCAATCTTAGGATTTCTTAGAAGAGCGGATGCACTTGCCGCTGCTGAATTATCCCCCATACTTTCATCATAAGTAGCCTTATAAGCCCGTGTCCCATTCATATTGAGCTTAAAGTAATTAGCTACAAAATCAGCATGTTTTGGTGTATCAAAATCACTTGGTTTCATTATGCCACCTTACCACAAAATACAGGGTTTAATCAACTACCCCCATTGATCGGCCATTGCATTTGCAATTCCCTGATATGTCATTGATCTTAACTTCCATCTATCTTTATTTGGAGGCAATTTCCACATAATCTGTTTTCTTTCATTTACAATATTTGTAGGCTGTAATTCTGACAATCCTTTTAGCCATAAACAAGTAGCTTTTGACTCGCCATGTCCAAATTGCCAAGGTTGAATTTTTTGAGTATATTTCTTGCCTATTCTTTCAACTGCATATTTATGCGGTATCGGATTTTCCACACAAATTAAAGGAATATCGGCATAAAGAAACTGCCTAAAAAATTCAGCCGCTTTATCTAGTTCATTCCATAAACCACGCTCATGCAACCATCTTACGCCACTATTAGCAAGCCGGGTACATGGCGGGTGAGCTATCATCATATCCCAGTCATCATTCAGAATTTCCAACACATCACCCTGTATGTGTTGCCCCAGTTGCTCAGTTGGCAATAAATCACATGACCAAGCATCATGCCCTTTTGCTGCAAATGCTTCTCTTACTATTCCTGAAAACTCACAAGCAATCAATATTTTCATTTTTCAAATACTCTCTACCCTGCCAAGTCAACCTATCATAATCATACGGCGCAAAGATTCTAAAGTCTAGCTGCTTTTCCAATCTTTGAACCCGGTATGTTGTGGCACATGACGTAAGACGCAAAGTCAATGCCGCGCCCTTCACACCACACTCAGCAACCAATCTAACAGTCCTAATCAGTTCCGATGTTTTCGTTTTGTGATTCATTGGTTTTATATATCAAATCGCTATCTAGCTTCTAAATACCAAATATCATTAGCTTTATAAATCTCAAAGAAGTTTGTTTTTGAAGCTGCTACTTTTAGTTCAGCAACATCCTCAAGACTCCAATCAATACCCAGATTTTCTATTTGTTCTTTTACCTTTTTTGCCTGTAATAAGCTACGGCAAACAATCATTCGTTTACCTGTTGCCCGGTGTGTAATTGTATAGGTAAATTGAAATTCTGAATCGCTGCCATCTTTGCAAATAGGCGTTCGGTGAATTACTAAATTATCACCTACAGCATTTACACTTTCGGTTTCAATTGGACCTATTCTATTATCTTGCGTCAATATTTTAATTTTCTGAATCATTTTCCACCTCTCTATTTTGATATTCTTTCACGGCAGCTCCAAAAACTTCATCCCTGCCTGCCTCGCTCCACTTGTTAGCTAAATAGGCTTGCCAGTTATCCGTGTCGGCACCTTCAAGACCAAACGACGGAAACAACTTAACAATCATACTCATCTCAAATGCCAGATTGCCAATGTCATCACGGCGTTTTAATTGTTGCTGCATATATTCGTAAAAGGTCATTCTGCTGTCCTTTCCCATCTCTATATATGGGCAAGTTTTACCCTATGTTTTTTACTGATGACAAAAATGACAGTTTTTTCTATATAACTTTATATGAAAATTTATAAACATTGAAAAAAGTAATGTTTAAATCGTTTCCCATACGTATATAAGGAATTTTTGTCATATTTGTCATGAGACATTTGTTAAAACTTTCTACCAGAGTAAAAGATACATTACTATCACGAAAAACCCATGACAAAATGATTTTATTTTTGTCATGTTTTTGTCATAAAACGCTGTTTTTGTCATGGATTCGCTTATTTTTGGTAGTTATGTCTACTTTTTGCCAATTTTGACTTGGTGACATTTCGGTGACATTCTTTTGATACAAAATATCAATAACAGCAAAATGACAAAAACCATGACAAAAACACCCCAAATTATGACAAAACTGAAAAATTTTTGTCATGGATTCATCCCCCCATATATGGGGTTTGCTTCCTTAATTCCCATAATTGCCCGTGCATTCATTTTCCGTTCTTCTTTAAATCCCAGACGCTCAATTTCCCGTTTGAAGTTCTTGCGGCTAAATGGTTTGTACCCACTATCATTTGCCCACTTTTTATAAGCAGCATACAGAGGCATGATAGTTGTGAAACATTGATCGTCATTCGGGTCAACTGTGCATTCGTCTTCAACAAACATGGCAACGGTATTTGATTCCAATTTGTATTTTGCCGTGAATTCTGTTACCTGTCTGGATTCAGTAAACTTTTCATCTTTATAAAGCCGTTTAAGCCCAGCCATTGCCCAATTGAAAATACCCGGCAGCTCCTCTATCAACTTATCTTTCAAATCAGGGTCAGCTTCAGTTTCATCAAAAACACGATTGAAGGGAATGATTGATACCCGTCGCCAAAACCCATGCGAGGTATCTTTCACATGCGGAAAATCATTCAAACTAATCCAAACTTTGCCGATACTATTCAAAACGAATGGCTGTTCCCTAATCCTCCTTACCTGGATATTGTCGCCACCCGTAACGGCTTTAAGCATGGCATCGCCACTAAAATCAAAATCACGCTTGACCTCTGTACAATAGATTAGCCGTTTCCCTGCCAATTCTGCCAAGTGGTAAGTGTTGTAATTCTGGTTCAACATATCCAAATTAAAAGCAGTGGCCGCGCTCCCACCTAATTCTTGTAAAATGTGAAACAATACGCCTTTACCATTTGAACCTTCACCTAAACACCAAAACATCTTATGATGGCTCATATCAGCAGTGAGTGAATACCCAATAGCTTCTTGAATGAAGTCGATTAACTTTTCATCATGATCCCACTTGCCAAAAACATTAGGCCCAGGCTCAACTAATGAAGTTCGCAGATACCATACCCAAGTCGGGCAAATGGCGTATGGGTCATAATCGAATGGCAATTGAGTAGTAATATAATCCGTTGGATCATGTGGCAATAATCGCTGTTGTTCAATGCAGAAAGTACCATTTTTCATATTGATTAAAGTGGGATTCATGTCTAGCAGCTTGTCATCTATGACCACTCGCTGCTTTACCATTTCAGCTATGCTTTTCTGTTGACCATGCGTAAATGCGTATCCGTCTGACTTTTCCAATTGTTCTAGCAGATTGCCTAAATCGCCTAGAAATTCTAATTCAGGCCAAATGCACCATTTGCCATTTTCGTATCTGTGATAGTCTGACCTAGCATACAGGGTATCATCAGGATGATTCAGCAGGTATTTTTTTGCAATCTCAATATGGGTCAATATACTGGCAGAAGATGCGCTTTGCTGCTTTTTTAGTTTTTTGACCTGGCTAATCCAAGTTCTAATCTGACTAGCTGCGTAATGTGGTCGCAATGCAGCATCAATTATGGGTAATTCGTTATCCTTTAATGCCTGACCTTTAAGCAGTGTTTTATTGTCAAAAAGATATGTTGCTTTTGCTATATCGTCGCCTGATTGTGGGATACCCTGTATGATGGTTGGGATTGACATTATCTGGCTAACTCCCTAACTGCTGCACTTCTGTCCACATTTTTTAATAGTGCGTAAAAATCAATAATATCAATTCCGCTTCCCACGCATCCAGCCTGACAACCGAACCGATTACGCTGCACGTCAAGCCAACCGCTCTCTGAATTATCCTGATGAAACGGACATAAAACCTTAAACCAGCGATTCCCGCCGCTTGGCTGTGCATGCGGGAAAAATTCAGTAATTGAGCGATTTTGTTTTATCCATTTGATTGGGTCTTCACCCTGTATTGTGGGAGTGACTTGCCAGGGGTCTAATTCCCTGTGACCATTGCCATTGATACAGGGTATCTCAACCTCTTTTGATGCTTTTTCAAGTAGACTTTTTGGTAAAACGCATTCTAAAGACTCAACTGTCATAATGTCAGATGGCTTGCCTAAGGACGTGTATACATGCCCTGTTGGATGAATCGAAATAGGAGCGGCGCAATATCCTCCGGCTGACTTTATATCAATATTGCCTATTTTTAGGGTTCGTTCAGGTGGATTTTTAATAAAAAAATAAGCATGAAAACCTCTGCGAGTTTGTACTAAATAGGTTTTTTTTAGCATATCTGGATATTTAGCAGTAATCCAACTTTTCCACAAACTCCAAATATCTAGATTATCAAAATCACATATTGTTAATCCGTTGTAATTCGTGATAACTGCTAAATTTGTGAATTTTGACTGGAACCATATCTTTAATTTTTCTTCAGCAGGTAATTGATCTTGGTACTTTTTCCAACTAACACGTCCATGTTCATCTAAATCATTTGTATTTTTAAACGCTTGAAAATTTGGTCGTTTTCCTCTGTATTGTAAGGGGATCGTTGCCACACCTAAGCTATACCAATGTTTTGCAATGTCTATATTGTTCATCTGTAGTCAATTGTCCTGTCTTTTTTTCTACAATTGCAACTCCGACATAATGGTTGAATATTTGATATATTAGAACTGCCGCCCTTTGATATTGGAATAATATGGTCAGCAGTTAGTTTTTTACTTTTTTTGCAGCACAAACATTTATTGTCATATTTTTTGCATAAACTACTCCATTCATCTGGAGTATAACTCCCGCCATTTTTTGCTTTTTTGGCGCGTCTTTTTTGGCGTAATGCATTTAAAATATCTCTATTGCCATTTGCCCATTGCCTTCTTTTTTTAGCACGTCTTTCTTTATTATCTTCATTCCACTTTATTTTGTATTGGTAAATCTTTTCTTTATTACGCACATAATAATTATGTTTGTATATTTTTACTTTTTCTGGATTGTCTTTTTTCCATTTCCTACTTAGTTCCCTGACTAATTCCCGATTTTTAGACCTCCACCTTTGAGTATATTCTTTTTGTTTATCAGGATTATTTTTATGCCACTGCCTTTTTATTTCATGTAATTTTTCCCGATTGTTTCTATCCCATTTTCTTTGAGAAATACGCTGGCATTCTTTGCATTTTCCAGTTTTATACCATGCGCTTGTTTTACAGCTTTTACATGGAAGCCTGTCTTTTGAGGTCAAGGCAAAAACTCCTAAACATAGTATGTAAATAAAAAAATACCCCGTTTGTAGTGCCTACCTAAAAAGAAGCTATTTGGCCGGGCTTCGAGCTAGATAAGTGCCTAGATAGGCACTACAGACAGGGTATTCCTGATAAAAACGTATTTGGTTGTATTATCTAGCTTGTTACACCGCCCGGCCAAAGGTGTGTAATTGCTTACTTGTCCCTTCATTATAGCACAGCCCATATCCCAACACAACTAAATTTCCACCCTAATCAACTTCCCAAATGCGGCCAATTCTTTTTCAAGTTCAGTCATGTAGGCCTCGCAATTATCACCCTCATAAAGCAAGACTGGCACGAGCCGATCCCGATATGCAGAAATTCCCTCGACAAAATTTCCTCGCTCAATAATAGAAATAAGATTTAATATGTTGACTAAGTTTCCATACGTATCTTTAATCCACATCTCAATCACCTCCAAAACTAGGTATAAAATCATAAGGCAAGTTGCACCCGGTATGCACTGAAATAAAATCTAAATACCAATGATAATCTTTGCTACCAAACCATTGCCGCGCTTTTTTGTCGCCTTTTTCAGCATCCAATTTAGCGCGTACAATGACCTGAATAGCCAGCATACAAAGCGGGTCAAACTGGCTTAATTGCGGTGTAAGTTGCATTGTTTTATTCTCCCGCTTTGAATCCGTAAGCGTACCAGGGATAGCCATTAAACGGCTGAGTACCACTTAAGATACAAATCAACTCTAAAGAAGGATTTTCAAAATACTGGCGTAAATAACATTCGATTCGACGCGCCGTATTTTTTTCACCATATTTTTCTTTGGCTATGGCAAAAGAAGCAGCGGCTTTTTCTCTGTCCCATTGTTGCAACCTATCGGCATACTCCCATTGCAATCCATCTTCTTTTTTACCAAAAATCACGGCTTCTTTTTTGAATGCCGGGTCGCTGTAATGCGAATGCGCCAACTGATAATCTTTGTCATTTGTATGATAATAATAACTGCCCATTGTTTTATTCTCCTATTTGAATTGTTCCGCCACTGGCAAAAAACCTATCAATTGCGAGTTGGAGGTCTTTACTTTCGATTAATTCACTTGCTTCAACAACCATACCGGGTGCAACTGTTAATGTTTTTGGCTCATTGCCAAACTTTACCCGGTATGCGTTGGTTGCTTTTTCAATTGCCAATTCTAATTCTGGCAATTCGACATTGTAGATTATGATTTTGTAATCACTCATTTTCCATTACCAAAGATATGCCATGTTCAATAATTTTGATCAACGTTTCTTTTTTGGCATCAGCAGCATAAGCAGCACAAGCATCATAAGCAGCACAAGCAGCAGCATAAGCAGCACCATAAGCAGCAGCATTAACAACAGCAGCATAAGCAGCAGCGCGTTTGTTTCCCGCAGTTGGGTTTTCAAGATAGGCTCTTATTGCTTTAATTCCATTTTCTGGCCGTTTATCATCAGGATATTTTTCCGTAAAAATATGTAATACCAACTCTGCGGCGAAAATGGCATATTTCATTCTTTGCTCTTTGGTCATAATTTGAGCAATGTACCAATTGGCCCAATCGAGATGATTTTCGTTTTTAGCAAGCTCGAAAAGCTCATAGAAATCATTTGTACTTTGTTTGTTGAGCCATTGGATTGCGTCTTGACAAGCGTTCATTTTTCCCAATTTTTTAACTGTTATCTTTGACATTTTTCAATTCCACTTTCAGCAGTTCAAGAGAAACATTAGCCGCATTCTCCCTGCCAATCTTGCTTTCAAGTTCGGTATATTTTTCATATACCATTTTCGTGATAGTGACAATATCATTGACGGTCATTTCGCCAATTTCTCCTGAATCTTTGCCAGTCGTAAAATGCTGGCTTCTGAGATGCCAGAATACACGCGTACTGATATATCAAGCCCTATTCGCTCTTGAATACAAGCCTCATGAACAATTTGCAATCGCTCTGTGTGGCCAATCGGATAATGAGCATAAAACCGCATTGATTCTGTAATACTGATAAAGGTAATTTTACGTTGTTTCATTTTGATTCTCCTATTTTTAATAAAATGATTTACAAAATTTGCCGCTACGGTGGCATTCTAGCCAATTCAGGGATTTTAGTGGGCATTTTCCCAATCTACCCGTCTTTTAGTCCGTAATTGTTTATTTATTCGAGCGGCAAAATTGTTAAAATGATTTACAAATCTTTGCTCCATATCAATTGTGCAATATGAAGCAAAAATCTATCAATCACTATTCATCTAAGCTCAATACCCCTCCGATTCGTTCTTCTTTATAAAAAACATCTTTTGCAATTGGAACATTGACATCATCAGGATGTTTTTCTGTATCTGTTTTCAAAGTTACCTGAACTGTTTTTCCGGCCAATTCCGGTACATTTAAGCGTCGTGCTTGGTCTTGAGTTAATACATGGTCTTGCATTTTAAATCTCCTTTGATTTAACTAAAATGATTTACAAACTACAGCCTACCAACCAAAGCTGATAAGCTGTATGTTTGGCAATCACCTCCTAAAATATTGATATTCTTGAATACATTTGAAAATAAGCGTCAACAAAATCATTTGTAAAATCTGGCACTGGTTCCAAATCTGCCAATTGAGCATCTTCAAACATCATATTTATTATTTGTGCGCTCATATCTTTGCCGCATCAAGTGCGTTTTGTATGATGTCTGCTAATTCCATATTTATAATCGGGGTTGCGGCATACACTGAAGCCGCTTCCATTTCTTCTGACACTTTTTCTAACGCTGCCAACATCTGTGGAGCTGCCGCAATAAGGCGGGCATTGGCTAACATCTCTGACTCCAGTCCAGTATCGATGACTTTTGCCACATCTGGATTCATTCTATTTTTAACGGTGCTAATACCAAAACCATCTCTTGTAATATGCCAATTCATTTTATTTTCCTTTCCGCGTGTGAGATGCGCGGCCCCTATAAGGATTTAATTTTCAAATAGTTTGATGCACTTCTCGCAAGTTGCGAAATGTTCGGTTGTTTCTTCGTTCTGAGAGTTGCGAACGTTGCACAATGCCCGTCCGCTGATTGTGGCGTGAATGATGCCGCTTTCCAAGTTTCGCATAAAAGTCACTGGTAACATTTTGTTGATTAGTTTGGCATAGCCGTCATTGTCGCTGTAAGTTTCTTTTTCATTCTGAAATGTAACCATGCCGCCATTATTTTCAACTACCAAATAAGCTGGCATTCCTGCGCGAGTTTCTACAACCATACCGGGTTTTAATTCGCATACTGGTAAAAATGTCATTTTTGAATCTCCTGTTTTGTTAGTTCTATTTACCTAATGTGAAAATTCTTAAGGATGCAATTTTATCTTCTGCGTCTGCTATAACTTTTTCTTGAGCTGATGTCACAATGTCAGACACGTTGTCATAAATGATAGATAACTCATCCTGGTTAAAATTACCCGTGCCCTCTAAATTTCTCATAAATTCATTGATTAATTGGTTGGTTGTCTTTTTCATTTTGTATCTCCTGTTTTGCTATGTTTTTCTCAACTGCCCTTATCTTAGCAGATTATAAACTACTTGTCAAGTGTTTATATAGACAATTTTCAAGTTGACATGATAATCATACTAATGTACTATATTATTATGAACGAACTCACAATAATTCAAGCAAAAGAATATGCAGGTTACAGCTACCCGACTTGGCTTAAATGGCTAGATAAGGGAATTGTAAAAGGTAGGAAAGGTGAAGGGGAAAAAGACGCATGGTTTATTCCTGCTGATGAAGTTGAAAAAATCAGATTGCAACGATTTGAGCAACTTCAAAAAGAGATTGAAGCAATTTCCATACCTGTTCCAATGGGGAAATAAACATGGACGCACTAACTAAACTCCTAGCTGTTGCCCTTCCTCTTTTAATGTTGGCATTGCTTGGCATGGGCATGTTGCTCATTTATCTGGCTGGTAAAACCATGCTAGAGGCAAAAAAGATTGACCTTGTTTCAGTGGCAGTTGTCATCCTCATTTTGCTGCTCATTCCTGTCGGTATTCGTGAATATCCACCAATGCTCACTGATGCCTTTATCGACGCATTTTCATCCATTTGGGGCAGGTCTGGCGATATTGAAGCCATTACAACTGAAATTATTAATGAGTCATCTAATAAGTGGAATAGCAATAATGACGATGCTCCTGTCATTATTTCTACACCAGACGGCGGATTCCCAACGGCCATATCTGTGACACCTACACCCAGTATGTTTGAAGCCACGGCTACGGTATTTTTTGCTACAGCATTGCCAGCGCAGCCAACTGAAACACCGCGTCCGATGATTCAGCCAACACAAACGCCTGTATCATTGCCGACTGTTTTTGTATGCAAAAATGCAACTTCTGAGGATTATGCGCGGGGATGCGCACCCCCCACGCCAATACCGGGTAACTAATTATGAAGCGAGTAAACCAATTCAGAACAAATCCAGTAATGCAAATTACTGAACCTAGAAAACAGGTGCAACAGACTGAACAAATGACCGTTGTCACGTCGCCACCAATACCGGGTAAAAACTATTGGAACCTACTAAAGGAATATGAAAAACTATCATTGGCTTTTCTTGTCGGTGCAGTTTTTGGATTAGTGTTTTTAGGATGGTATGTTTTTCCAGTTGAGTGGACAGGTGGCAGCTATGCCGATTTGACACCAGAAGACAAAGGCGTACTGGTTCAAATCGCCAGTGACCTAAATGCCTATGACCAAAACAGCCCAGCGGTTTTGCAGCTACGGCAAAAGTGGCCCGAATTAGACGATCTCGCCTGTTTTGTGGCAAATAATCAACCGATGGCAGAGGATGAGAAAATTAGATTAGTTTCGCTGGCTTATAAAATAAATCAGAGGGGATGCGAACAATGACCGATAAACAGAGATTTATTATTTTTGTTTTTGTAATTCTTGTTTTAATGATTGCATTGCCATATATAGAACATGCTATGTATCTATATATTCAGCAACAACTAATAGACCAAAAAGAAACATATCAAATTTTACAGCAAGTAATTAGATAATTTTTAGATAATTTATAGAATAAATTAGAGGGGATGTGAATAATGAAATGCGCTCATAAAAATATTGCCGTCAGAATTAAGCAGATATTGTATTCTGAAATATGTGATGGTGGAGTACATGATGGCGATCCTACAGTAATTTCCTATGAAATAGAATGTCCAGATTGTAAATTAAATACAAAATACCATAAATCGCAAATGCCAAAATGGTTAATAAAATATCTTAAAAGCGTAAAATGAATCAAACCGATACAGGGCAACCAAACCAAGCAATTTATATTTACGCATTAATAGCGGGTCTAATTGGATTTTGGCAATCAGAATCCATTGGAACTGGCATTATTTTTGCGGCTGTTTGCGCTGTTGCTATTTGGATTGCTCACGAGGAACGATATAACCTGATTTTATTGCCTATTTTTTCATGGCTTAAAACCCTGTATTATGCGCTCAGAGATTGGCGATTGCCCGAACAAGAAGCAACTAAAACAGAGCCTTATGTTATTTGTCCCGGCCAGGATATAGAGTCCCGCCAATATCTGATGACTGATTTACAGGAGCTTGGCAGCTTTATGGTTGTCGGTATCACTGGCAGCGGCAAAACTTCATTCGTGCATAGTATCATTCACCAGTTGCTTCTTAATAGTACACCGCAAGATTTGCGCCTTGTCATTGCCGATTTGAAAGAGGGATTGGATTTTCGTATTTATAAGCGGCTTCCCCATTTACTTTTACCCGTTGCCACATCTGCCAGCCAGGCCAATGAGCAAATTAATCATCTATTATTGGAGATGACAGAACGCGCTCAACTATTTAAGGCAATTCCGCAAGATCGCATTTGCAATAATTTAGATGACTATCATCGGCTTGGTAATGCGCTTGGTTTGCCCCGCTTGCCGCGCATTGTGATGATTGTTGACGAATTCCAAAACATCACAAACGAATCCGAACAGGCATTAAACGGTATGGTCAAATTGGCAAAAGAAGGCCGCGCTTTTGGTATCTCATTAATTCCAGCTACCCAGCTTGGCAACGTGGCAGCGGTTCCAACTGCGCTAAAATCGCAGATGAGCAGTATTTTTTGCGCTTACCTAAAGAATCCTAGCCACTATTATAAAATAATGGAAATTGCTAAGGAATACTGGGAACCATTCCACGCCAATGGCAAAATCAGAGGCCGCTTCATTGCCGATATTGCAGGTGAGATAAATATCATCCAATCACTTTATGTGGCAAAGCGGGAATTAGAGGAAACGGCGCGGCAATGGTCTGAAAATAGAACTGAACCAGAATGGCCCAAAAAGCAGATGAAAACGGCAAACCAAAACCCGGTATTGTGGCAAGGATCGGACGATGAAAAAACGGCCATGATTACAAGTTGGTTCACTGGATTCGATTCGATGCCAACTTTGGCAGAATTTCAAGAAAAATTTGATAAAAGCCAGGGAACTTATTACAACTGGATTCCGCGCTTATGGCAAGAAAGATGACATTTTACCAGAGGTAGAAAGTTTTAAGGTTGAGTTTTGGGAATTAGTACCCCAAACGCTTGACACTGATATACAACTATGCTATACTTCTTCAAGTGGCAAGCAATTGAGCAAGCCAATAGGCCGAGAGCCAAAGGAAATTGAAAAATGTTTACTTACAAACGCGATGGTATTCAGAGATATGTAGGAACACATCCAGAAAACGAAAATGATACAAACGAAGCGCACGTATTTGGGATTCATGAGGACATCGACTCCGATCCTACATCGGCTCCAGACCTATGGGGAGCATCACTATACTATAACGGAAAACTAACTCAGTCATGTCGGCGCACCTCAAAAAAAGCGGCGCAGGATTGGTGCAATCGTGGCGGATGGTAATACCAAATCGCGGACGCGAGTCCTGGAAATCAAGCTAAAAATCGCCAACGAACCCGCGACGGGCAACCCCTCGACCATTCGCCTCAGCAACACCGAGCGTGAATGGCTAGACAAACTGGCGAAGGCATACAAGGTGCCGATGGCCGAAATATGGCGGTTGCTTTTGCAGCAGGCCATCACAGATTATATTTGCGACGGGGAAGTTTTGGCTCTGCGAAAAGAATATTAATCAATTAGCCTAGTGCGTAATGCGCTAGGCTTTTGTAATTTGGACGTATGGGACTCAACTCGACTGGCATTTTACAAAAAGTCCCATAAATTTTAGTTTTTACAACGGCATTTTACAAAAAATAGGTGACTCTTGACTCCGGTTATAAAGCTAATTTTAATCATTTTTCTACCCTGGATTGTGGCCTTTTTTGCATTGCGGCATAGGTTGCGATTTAGGCTATTTTCTTTTGCCGGTATCTTCGCTGTGCAGTTGCTTGCTATTGCACCTATGGCCTATATTGCCGCTGGAACTATTGCCGATAGACAAGAAATGAATAGCAATGTGCAATTAGCATCTATTTACAGCGCACAATACCGGGTATCACAGCAGCAATTACACGGTCTTACAGGTTGGCAAGGCGTAGATATTACTGCCGGTTGTGGCAGTCCGATTTATGCGCCATTTAGTGGGACTGTGACCTATGTAGGCTTAGATGGCTACAATCATGTAGATGATCGCGGCGTAGTTTGGGAGCAAGCAACCATGCTCACAATACAGGGTAATAATGACCTAGAATTGACATTGTTACATGGCGATTATTCTGCACAAATTGGCAGTGAAATAGCAACAGGTCAACAAATTGGCAAAGAAGCCAGTCACGGATGGTCAACAGGTTGTCATTCGCATGTCATTTTGAAACAAAACGGCCAAACTCTCAACTTTTTGGACTGGCAAAATGAACAAAAACAAGACAGGCACCTTGCCATTATCACTACAAGCGACAAACCGCTTAAAATTAGCTGGTACGATCCACTTTTAGGCGGCATTAATTGTGATTCAGATTGCACCACAATGGCAAGTGGTGTAAAGGTCACTGAGGATAGGTATGGCAATACGGCAGCGTGTTTACGCGAATGGATAGGCCAGACGGTTGTAATACCCGGTATTGGCGAATTCAAGTGCTTAGATACAGGCGGGGCAATTATTGAACATCCTGACTATATTTATATTGATCTGCTTTTGCATGAACCATTACCCAATGCGCCTTGGGGAACGATGATTTACGATTGGAGTCTGGAATGGCGGTAAAGCATAGGAAACAAGAGAAAACAAAAAAACGAACTGGCAATCGCTCTGAGTATTGGCAGGAGTGTGGCAAAAAGCTGAAATACACTACAAAAAAAGCTGCTGAAAATGCCGCTGCTCATGTGAAACGGGAGCGCGGTGTACACTGCAGAGTTTATCATTGCATAAAATATTGCGGGAAATGGCACATTACAGCAGATGATAGCTAAATTTTGCAGATGGTACTTAGATACCACTAGCCAGCCGGCCGAGCGGCTTATTTTCAGTAAACGATTCAGGTACTATCTTTGGTGCAGAGATAAGGGCAGATGTCAATATTGCAATAAAGAAGTTGAACCTAATCACGGATGGCACATAGAGCATATATTGCCCTATTCAGCCGCAAAAAACTGGCCGTATATCAATGATGAGCAAAATCTAGTTGTAGCCTGCATACCGTGCAATATGGCAAAAGGAACCAAGCTGCGATTACCAAGAGGATATTATCAATTGCCGCCGCGTTTTTGGCGCAATGTTTTGAAAATCTTATTTAGGAGCTGGACATGGGACAAAAACCAGTAATGAACAGAACAGGATGTTTATGGGCATTATTTTTTAGCATTATTTTTTGGTTGGCTGTTGCTTTTATTTTAGGAGTGATTTTATGAAAAAGTTAAGACGTTTTTATTTTTATATCAAATACAGATTGGTATTTGATATTCGATATGGCGAAGGAAAATGGGGAATTATTTATGAGAAAATTGGCAATCGGTTTAATCCGATAAAACCTGGATTTTGGCGACGTAATAAGCCGCCTAAAATTGATTTACCAAAAGAATACAAAAAAATCGTACCAATTGCTTATTATACTGGCGAAGGGTGGGATTTGCATTGGGGAGCTTTATACGATGGCAATGATTCTAATGTGTGGGATGAAATGTATCCTGAGCCACTTTGTGATATTACGGGATTTGAAAATCATACTGATTACTCGATTTACGAATGGCCGTTTTTAATTCCATATGCAACTGGTGAAAGATTAGAAAAAGCTGGTTTTTATCTTGTTTAGGAGTGATTTTATGAAATGGTATTCAGAACAAAATCTAATTGACAATGTAGCTCGGTTTGTCCCTTGGCTTGCGCCTGGTATTCCGGCTATGTTTGCTTATATTAATTCGCTAGTTTATCTAACAGACAAATGGTATTTTGCTTTGTTGGTTGCTGCTGTTGTAGAAGGATTAGGGCTTGCATCCGTTCATACCGCTTTGAGCTTAATTGAATATACAAAAACTCACAAGCAAAATCAACCCAAAACAGAATCAATAATTATGGTTTGCATGGCTTTGCTTTACTTAATTATTGTTGTTATGGTTAACATCATTTTAGACCTGGAAATCCAACACAAAGTTATTATTGCAAAAGCTCTTTTATCTCTGGTTAGCATTCCTGCCGCTGTTACTTTATCCATCCGACAAATGCACAAAATGCGCCTAGCAAGTGAAGCTGAATACAAAGCAGAAAAAACAGCACAGGGCAAACTAGGCGCATTAACAAAGAGATATAATGAACTTAAGCAAAAGAATACTGAATTAGCCAAAACAATACAGGGTTTACAGCAGCAGATTGAAGAGCAAAATAAGCAAGCAAAACCAGTGCAAGCGACAAACAAACCGGAGAGCAAACCGACAAGCAAAAGCAAAGCAGAGGCAAAGCAAAAGACAGAACAAATTGCTTGCCCAGATTGCGGCAAAATGGTAAATGGGATCAAGGGCTTGAATGGTCACAAGGCTTGGTGTAAGGGTACAAAGGTAGAGGTGTATTCAAATGGTCATACTAAAGAACTTGCATAAGCTATTTGCTTTTCTTTTACCCCTCATACAGGGCAAAAAACTAACATCCCGCACCTATACCTATAACCCGGTATGGTTTGAGGATTTTAGCTGCTTCTTAGACGCTATCGGATTAACCGTTGCAACAGTATTCACGCCTTCACAAATGCGCCCCGGTCGCTATTACGTATCAATGTCAATTTCCCTATGAGCGCACAAATAAGGTATAATCAAGCAATGCCTACCTTATACCCTGAATGTGAAGGCCCATTTGTTGTTTGGTCAAAAGATGGCTCCGGCCATTTGCAACCTCGCAGTGTTGAAAGTTTTGACCGTGCTGTTGATTTGTATCTATCGGACACGCTGCGTTATGTGGCAATTATGGAGGTTATACCCATTGTTGTCTCAGATGGCCGTCAACCAGTCCAGGGACACGCCTCAGGCGTGAATGGCCGTACCGTGACAGTCGGATTAGATGGTAATGGCGAAATTGTACACGCAGCACTAAACCGTTTTAGAAAACGTGCAGAAATTGAGCAGAAAACATTAACATGGATTGCAGGGGGATTACTTGTGAAACAAGTAAAACTTTCGGAGATGCCAGACGATTACCCAAAATCAAGAATAGA